TATCAATAACCAGTTGTATGCCTTGCTTACTCATTTTCGTTAAATATCGCGCACCCTTCCGGGTTAGTTATCTTAAAGTTGGGTAAGCCAGTCTTATTATTGAAAACGGCGCACCCTTCCGGGTTTTCCACTTTAAATACGGGCAATGCTTCTATTTTCGGGAACTGTTTTGATGGGTCGAAGTCTTCGTTACACTTGTTGACGGGGTTGGCCTGTATAACGGTATAAGTAAACCTACAACCGGCGGCATTGTTGTCATAATAGTCGCGAAGGGTGATAAAACTATATTCGGTTATGCTGAATCCCGTATTTGAGCGTACTTGTTTTATCTTTTCGGCAATGGTAATGCCTACATCGAAAGCGGCTGTCTGAACATCCGACACTTCTTCTTCGTTGACGGGAATACCCAGAATATCTACGTTAACGGTGTATTGTACGGTTTGGTTGACTGTTTGCCCGTAAATAGGGTCATCCAGCCACAAAAGCGGGTGGGCTTCGTTTGCTGCGCCTTTTTCATAGCTTTTGCCATATATAAATCCGTTAATCCTTTTATGTTCGCGAGCCAGTTCGTAGAAAAAATCAATAATCTGCATTCTTTTTCTGTTTAGCGATTTTACGGTCTAGTTTACTTTGTGCTTCCTGTGCATAGTCTTTGTCTTTCTTATATTGCAGGTGTGTAAAAACTTCCGTAACCGGTAGTGAAGTAACATCATTATAAAGTAGTATTTGACCACCTGCCAAATCGTCGATAATCTTATACCAGCCCCACGCTTTAGAAAAGGTTTTATACTCGTTGGTAATTGGCCTAGCATTTGGGCCATGTTCGTAAAGGCGGCCATACGTTGCTCGGATACTGTTTTGCATTGCAAAAAAAAAGCCAGCAAGCCTAGGACCTTGCTAACGGGCAGGTCGGAGAACATTGCGGCGCGGGAATCGTTGTTTTTAGGTTCGTATTCTTCGCCTGCCGGGCGGCACACTATGGCCAATATGTTGGATAGCACTTTTTCGCCTTGATTCTGCACCTGTTCAATATCAACCCATTCACCCAATGTCAAGTCATCTTCAACAGATACTATATATCTGACGCCATCAATAACGATTTCGGGGTTGGGCGCCGCTAATTCACCTTTAAACATAAATTCCAAATATCCTTCAATATCATTGAATATCACAGCGGGCCAGCTTAACAGTAAACCGTCTTCTACATTACATACTTTTGCTACCAGCGCTACAAGCTCGCGTCTTGTTTCGGGCTTCTTATTACTTATTACTTCATAAAACCCCAAATTTATATCGCTCCAACATGAAGGCACTGATATTGTTACACCGTTATATTTTATTGTTTCCATACTCTAAAGACAATTATCGTATTTTTTGTCTTTAGCGTAGTATTGAAAACATTTTATAATGGAAGATATTAAGAAAGACTACGCCATACTTAATTTAAGCGCCATGGACGATACACCTGCATATCCTAAAGTGTCGGCTAACAAATCGGGCGGCTATATTTCCTTCGGTGCAAAGAACCTCTTTCCACAGGATATAATAGAGGCAAACGGCAAAAGCCCCGTAAACGCTTCTATAATTGAAAGTACTGTGACATATATATGTGGTAAAGGAATACGCGACAGCCAGTCTAACAACGACAAATATGTGGGCGTTCCCAACACAAATGAAAACTGGGACGATCTGATAGAGAAAATAGCACGCGACTATAAAACATTCGGCGGTTTTTACTTCCAGGTAATAGTAAATAAGGGCGGTTCTACTGTATCTATCTTTCACCAGGACTTTAGCGAAGTAAGAATAGGCAAAATAACCGATACGGGTAAACCTCAATCGTTTTATATATCTAAGAACTGGAAGAAAACAAGCGGCAAAAACGCACCTATAGAAATACCTTTATGGCCTGGTAGCATAACCGACGCTGAAAAAGGCGTAGCTTATATATTTTACTACTGGGACTATACACCAGGCTTAGACTTCTATTGTATACCTAACTACTATTCGGCTATAAACTACATAGAAGCCGACGGCGAATTAGGGGCCTTCTATAAAAATTCTATTAATAACGGCTTTACACCTTCTGTAGTTATCAGTATGCCGAACAATCCCAGCGAAGAAAAAAAGCAAGTATTTCAAAGGCAAATGGAAGGGGCGTTTGCTGGGGCTAAGGGTGCATCTTCCATAGTAATACTTTGGGGTGAAAACGACGCCGTTAAACCGTCCATAACGCCGTTTAGCGCCAGCGCGAACGCGGATATATACAATAATGTAGAAGAAAAAGTATTCCAGAAAATTATAAGCGCCCACCGATTAGCAAGCCCTACGCTGGCGGGTGTGTCTGGTTCGGGTAATCTAAGCGGTAACGCGGCCGAAATAATAGACGCGTATGTACTCTATAACTATACAGTTATTGAAAAGCTGCGAAATAAGATACTGGATAAACTAAACATCTTTACTAACATTAACGGTACGGGCGAACTCTTTATAAATGAATTAGACGTATTACCCAAAATACGCGAAACAGAAGCCACCGAAGAAAATACAGAAACAGACAGCAATACGGCGACGCTAACAAAAAAAGATAGTGCATTAAAACGCGCTTTTAAAAAGATATTCAGATGAAAGAAATACTAATAATCAGCGAAGAACTTTTTAAGGAAAACGGACCGATAAAAGAAGACACGATTATAACAAAGTTTGTGCCTTATATCAATATCGCCCAAAAAATATATATTGATCGCATAATAGGTAAGCCGTTAATGGACGAACTAAAAGCCCAGATTAAAGCGTCCACTAAAGAAGACGCACCAGAAAACACAATAACACCCGCTAACCAGGCTTTAATTTTGAAAATAGCGCCCGTATTATCTTTTTATGCAGTGTACCAGGGTTTACCGTTTCATTGGGCCAGTATCGTTAATAAAGGACTTACTAAGCGTAATTCAGAAAATAGCGACGCTGTAGATGTTAATGATCTTGCACAACTTAGGCGCTGGATAAAAGACGACGCCGAAGAACTGGGCCGCGATCTTATAGAATATTTATGTAGCTGTAAGGACACATACCCACTTTGGAAGCCAGGGCGGGGGTGCGGTTGTGGTGCAGACTGGAATAACGGCGAAGGTTCAGTAATAAGCCCGTTGGATACAGGTATATTTATTCCTAGAAGGAAAAGAAAATAATGTGGGCGGTACATATAAAGCCGCCCGATAAACAGGCGGCTAACCAAATCAACATAAGCAAAGGTCGTAATCAAAAGCTAATTTGAAATTGGTTTAATTCTTTACCAAAGTGTTTTAACTTTTCAAGTATTTTAGTTGCTTTATCTTGCCTGGGGTGTATGCCTGTATTAGCATAGTTCCATAGTTGCTTCTGATTAACACCGGTTATTTTGTGCAAAGCCGGGTAGCCCAGATATTCACCATAATATTTAATCAAGGCCGAAGCGTCAAAAGTATATATTATTTCATAATCTATAAAATCTTTTCTTAATGCTTCGTTTACTTCTAAAGTAAGTTCTATAGCTTCCTGTAAAGATGCTTTTAAGTCCGTTACCTTTGTAGCTGCTGACGATATAGGAAAGTCGTTTAACCATACCCCGTAGCCGTCCTTACCCGCTGTTACTGTAGCATAAATCTTTTTCATATCTCTGTTTTTAAATAATTATCAAATATTGAAGTACCAAAAGTAGGGGCTATTATAGTAGCCCCATTCTTTTAATTAGTGTTAGCCTAAGTCCTTCGGGCATTTCTTTAGACCCGTGATTAGGTACGGTTTCCGTTCGTTGGTCTTTCACGTATATAACGTGTGACCCTTTTTGTCTTATAGCTTCCCAACCGTTGCGAAGTATAAGCCTGTGAAACTCTTTGTACTTCATAATTTCAAATATCGCTTTTGATTACATTGTAAATGTAGATATATTTCCACACTTTACCAAATAAAACAGTGGATATTTTTCCATTATTTGAATATTTAACAATTATTTACCCCAAAGGACAAAGCCCGCGTTTATTCCTATATATGGTTCTATTCCTTTAGGACCATAACCCACGCCAGGACCTACAGATATTACCCAGCGCGGCGACTTATATTTAGTATTAGTAACGGTATTGGTTATAAATGTGTTTTTCTGGTATAACTCAATACTTAATAAATTCGGCTTATATCCTTCTATAACGGCTTTGTAGTCCTCTGTCTTATATGTTTTCTGAGTAATGGGTATTATTATGCCATTTTCGGGTGTTATTCTCGGTATCGTATCTTCGGGAAGGGTAACGATCGCCAGGGCTGGCGTTACGCCTTCTATCGGCTTCGCTTGCGGTCGTACCGTGTCATATCTTACCACCGTATTAACTTCGGGCTTCGGTAAAGGTGGATGTATTGTGTCACGAATAACAATCGTATCGCGTTGTATCGTCGATTCGTGCGGCGTCGCGTTCGGGCTACACGTCCGAAATAATAACGCGCCCATAAAGGCGACGACCAGCAAAACTATATATGTACCCTGTTTCATAGCCGCGACCCCGTGTAAGACTTGTTATACAATATTTGCCGACGGTTCGCCCGCGTAGTGGTGTACGACAAATGTACGAAGCCGTTATAGGCTATCATTTGGTCGAAGTCTAAACCAGAAGACACGACCGCCCGTAATACTTCGATAGGCGCGATATAAACCGTTTTACCGTTTACCTTTTTATAAAACATATTGTCGGCCGCTTCGCCTTTAAGGTGCTGGGACGTAGGAACGCCGCCCACCAGCTTATTAACTTCCGGTGAACGGTAGCCGCTATTAATTAGGTCATGCCAGCCCGTCGCATCGCATATCGGCTGAAGAAGGTCTAACACTAACGACCGTATAGCGGGCTTTACATATTCGGGTATTACGTTCGATATGCCCTTTGCCGAAGCAGTGGCGCTTACTCCAAATTCTGCCATTTTAAAATTATTGCTTATCTGTTCCATATTTAAAAATTTAGCGTGTAACATTGCTTACGGTAATATCGAAGCCGGGGCCTATATTGCTCAACCTGTTAAGAAACACATAGCGTTCGGCGTCTTTGGCATGGTTAAACTTATCTATCGGAACACCTTCTGAATAATTGCCGTTATCATCCTGTGGGTATCTGTACTTTCTGTTTTCATCTATACTGTTAAGCGACCTTTCGGTATAGTGTTTCCTGTATCGGTTCATAATCTTAATGCCTAGCCGTATGTCTTTATTATCAGAAGGAACCGCCCTAATTCCAGAGGCCTTTAATTCCTTTATACTTTTGGGCTCGGCCTTATCACATATTGCTTCCAAATCCAAATAACCCGAATCAATTATTACATTCGCTATATCCGGGTTATCGTATCCTGGACCGTAACCCAGTTCATCTATGAAAACATCGTCTTGTTCACCGAGCACAACCAGCATGATGGCGGAAGGTGAAGACCAACCGAAGTCTATGCCTATGTACGCTTTTTTCCATGTATTGCGTGGTGGCAACTCTTTTACGATGTCCCAGTTTTGCATAACCAGCCCTTCATAGCTTCCCGTTTCACCGTCCAACATAATTTTTTTATACATGGGGTCAATGCTGCCCTGATATTCGATTTCTTTTATTTGTGAATCCTTCAGCATATCATTATCTTTATATGTAGAGTGTATCACAACTGTTTGCGGGTTGGGCATTACCTTTTCATCTACCCAAAACATATACAACGGGTTATAGTCAAGTATAACCATTTCGGTGGTTCGTGTCGCTAATTGCCTGTAAATATCGAACGGTATGTGTATGCACTCGTTTATGTAAAGAATATCGCGTGCAGGACCCATAACTTTACCTGGACTATCGGCGCTAAAAAATTCAATCTTTGACTGATTTACCTTATATATTTTATCTGTTGCATTCCAATCACTATCGTACCAACTACCTTCATTTTTTAATATATCTTCAAAGTCACGGATACAACCGCGCTTTAAATGTGGCATAGTTTCTGAAACAATGGATATGGTACGGGGACGTTTTGAACGTAATGCAACGTTATATAATAATTGTAAGATAGAATACGTTTTTGATGAACGCGTACCGCCTTTGTTTACTATGGTGCGCACGCCCGGAGTAATATATGCCTCCAGATTCTTGCTAAAAACGTTTGTGGTTTCCATTAACTTTTAATGTCTAAAGTAATTTCACACTTTAGCGCTTCACATATTCTACCTATCAAATTAATGCCGGTGCTATATCTACCTTTTTCTATTCGTGCTAAATTTGCACTATCTAATCCTGTAAGTTCAGCGAGTTCATTCTGTGTCAAGCCCCTTATTTTTCTGATTTCTGCAATACGTTTACCTATTACAATGCTTTTATTTTCCATTACAATATGTCATTTAATTTGTCTAAGTTTTTAGCTGTTTGAGAATCTCGCACTGAAACGCTAACTATCGGCTGGGTATTGTTCACATTCTGGTTATCTGCCAGTCCATTAATGCGGGCTACCAGATTGGCAGAAAAAACACCGACGGCCGCGCCTTCTATTTGCTGGGTTCTTATTGTTTGTTCTATCATTTCTATAACTTCCAGTAATTCAGCTTCGGCGCCGGTGGCTGTTTTGCGTTCTGTCTTTTCCGATAGTTCACGTTTAGCGGTACGGAAATAAGTACCGGATACACCCAAAAAAGTACAAAGCCCGTCCATTGAATAAGGCCGCATTAGCGGTACTTCAGAAGTTGTAGCTTTGCCTTTATATTTAACAAGTTCATTCTTATTCAATGGATTGTTATCGCACCAGTTAAAATACTTATGTGCTTCTTCCAACAAAATTTTAGCATCACTAAACAAACGACTGCGGCCGTGTATAGTGCGTAGCTTCCAGAACTGATTACCTTCTAAACCTGGCATATCGAAATATTAATTATTATTCGGCGGTGTCGTTTTTATCTTCGGCCTTTTCATAGCGCCCCTTACTCCCTACCGATACTATAAGCGTACCGCCTTCGGTTACTGGGTATTTGCCAGGCTTAATACCTTTACCTTCTTTGTCAACGGCTTTATCGTCGGAATGTAGGATAATAACCGATTCTTCACCGTCGATAGTAACAGTATATAATACCGCATTATCCAGCTTTTTGTATTCATTGTAACCCTTTAGCCATTCACGTAATTTATTTACGCGGGCCTTCAAACAGCTAGGGCATGACTGGTGTTTCTCATTTAGGCCGTAAGCTGCATTATAAGCATTAAATACAGCCGAAACACTGTAACGGTGTTTGTCACCTTCGGCGATAACTCTTTTTACTTCTTCTACAAACTTGGGCTTAACATTACTGTAGTCTTGCCCTTTTTTCTTTTTGTTAGTCATAAATTCTAAATTTTAGTTTCAGATATAAAAATGATAATAGCCCAGCCAGCACACCTACGCCCGTTATTCCATAAATCAGCGTAAATCGGTCGGATATAAGGCCGTTATTTATAAAATATGGTGATATTACCCAGGCATATACTAAATAGGATATAACCGTAATCCATAGCGTCAGGCACGGACGGCAATTGAACGGCTTAAAGTTGAAAGGTAGCCTTATTACTTCTGTAAGAAGCCAGCCCATTACAAAGGAAAGCAAAGAAATAACTGCCATTATTGCGGTAACTCCTATTAAAAATATTAATGTTTCCATACTCTAAAGAGAAATATTTTAAAATTCAACTATAGATAGCAGAAAGTCTTTACGGTAGCTGAAGCGTTTAGTAACATCTTTCTTAATTTTTCCTATTACGGGCCATATCTTAAATTCTGGATAACCCAGCATATTAGCCAGTCTTTTATATGATATATCGGGCGCCAGTCCTATATACATTTCAAACAGCGATACACTTATTTCGTCATAGTTAAGCCGTACATACTCCATTACTTCGTTATTCAACTTTTCTATTACTTCTTCATACATATAGCTGTTAAACTCTGTATCGGCTACATCTGTTTCCAATACGGCCGTCTTGTCTATCTTTTTACTATTTATAAAAGCCAGTCTATATGACCTAAGAAAGTAGCCAGTATAGTCTTTAATTTTGAAGCCCTTTAAAGCTATTGCGTCATAAATCTTTAAAAAGGTATCGCTAAATATATCGGCGTCGAATATACCCCCTTCGCCCTGTGCGTAATATTTCAACTTATGCATATTGGCCGCGTACCATTCCATAAATTCAATAGCACGTTTTTCGCTTTCTGGTGTCGGTATTTCGTAGCCTTGCAGCTTTATATATTTCTTACCTTTGTTTTTACCGATACAGTTTTCGGGCTTCATATCAATAAACTTATTTTTATTTCTTTAAAATGGTTACACTTGCTTTTTATTTAGTTCTTCCAATAGGGCATCTGCACATTTAACCGCAAGTTGAGACATAACAGCGGCACCTTCATTCGTTGTACTGAAATATCCTGTATTAATCAGGCTTTGCATCGCCATAGATGAAAACAATTCACGCTTATTAAGTCCTAATTCAATAATGTTATTGTCATCCAGCGTTATCAATGGATATACACTCTTCTTTCCTTCAAGTTTTGATTGCATGTTTCTATTATCTTTTCTCTGCTCCTTTAGCCACCTTCTAAGGCTTTGAGGGGTTTCTTTTGAAAGAGCCTCATCCAGCCTTCTTTCCATTTCTGATAAATCGGGTTTTCGTTTTTTCATTACTTCCTTACTGTATTTATGTCAAGGACTACCACTCTACACGAATAAACATTACGCCTAAAGGGTCTGTAAACTTTGAAACCCTATATCCTAATTCAACTATTCGGTTAAATGTATCATCATGTAAATTGTCAAACATTGCCATATTTCTACCTGCTTTTGCTTGTTCTTCAATAATATTTAGAGCTGCAGTTAATGACAATTGATTTTGTTCTGTGATTTTTTTTGCTTCTGTTGCTTTCATATTCCAATTATTTAATAGTGTCTTTTTCAAATATTGTTATCTTAGTCACTCTTATTTTTCTGTAGAAGTCGATTATTGAATCACTGAGTGAAACATTTTCTTGAAGTACTTCTATCTTATTTTTAAGTTTATCA